TAAACGAACTGCCTCAAGTTGAATAGGATTAGTTTCAGATGTAGGCACTACACCCATTGCCTTTAATTTATTTAAGGCTTCTTGAGTTGCAAGTTGTTTCTTTTGCTCAGCAGTTAGTTTTGCAGTATTGCCAACTATCTTACCAGTAGCGGTAACAACTGCATTAGCAGCCTTAACCCCAGGTGGGCCATAGACATTTCCCCAACCAGGAGTTAATTTTTTTATTCCTTTAGTTTGATCATCAATTGCATCATTAGTTTTATTTAAAGCCTTATAGGCAAGCACCGCTGAACCAGCGAATACTGCTATTGCTGCTGATGCTGCTAATGCTGAAACACCACCTGTTGCAAAAGCGGTGGCGATTCCTGCGCTAGTGGCTGATGCTGTTTGTTTAACAAAAGCGATTCTTAACAAATCAATTATTGCAATTAATGCGGCAACTCCAGCATAAACCTTAGTTGCAGCAAAGGTGGCAAATAGTAATGTTGAAAGAACTTTTAAAGTTCCAAGATTGCGGCTGATAACACCAAAAAAGTCAGTTACATTTTGAATTAGAGTAGGAATTTGCCCAAGGATGGTTGATAAGCCAGCAGCCAATTCATCTTTATTTGCATTAATCCAAGCCTCTAATTGAGGTAAAACCTGAGTTGAAATTACAGTAGCAAATTGTTCAATAACAGGCAAAAGGGCATAACCAAGGGTTTCAAGGATTTCGCCATAAGCAATATTTAAACCCTTTAATCTACCTTCTAAAGTTTTAGCACGAACATTAGCCTGATCTTTAAAGGTATCATTTAAAACATCAAGAGCCTTATTAAAATCTTTTGATTTAATAGTATTGGCATCAAGTGGAATACCAAGGCGAGTAAGAGCGCCAAGGTTTCCATTTACGGCCTTACTTAACGCTAAAGAAACAGTTTGTAAATCTTTGCCTGTTCCAGCACTAATATTTAAGGCAGTGCCAAGTAAATTTTGAGCAGAGGCAACATCACCAGTTGCGCGAGCAAGAGTGGCTAAGGCTGGGCGGAGTTCATCATCGGCAACAGAAACTTCTTTTTGTAATAAAGTTATGTAATCCTCAGTGCTTGCAATAACTGCATCTGTTGCACCAACAGTATTTCTTAAAGTAGAGGCAAGGAGTGCTTGGCTTTTTTGATCATCCATTGCTGCACGAACTGCATCAGTTCCAATTTTAACAGCAAACGCACCGACAGCAGCACCTGCTGCCGCAAAGGCTAATGCGCTTTTTTTGGCAAAATTATCAAAATCTTTACCAAGTTTTGCAATATCTTTTCGAGCAGCCTTGGAACCTTTATCAGTGTATTGCGTAATAATTCGAGCAATAATTGAGCCAAGGGCCATTTTAACTCCTACTGTTTAAATTGTTTTGTAATGTTTTTTTAGCATCCTCTAGGGCTGCTGCAACTCGTTTTTGAATTGCCTCTTTATCTTTATCAACAACTGCCCAAATAAGGCGGGAGGCTTTACCAAATGAGTTACTTAAATATCTAATAAATTGATTTCGTGATGCGTTGCCACGCCTGCCCGCAACTTCAAATATTGCACCAGCGGCGCTCTTATTAATTAATGCGCCAGCGCTAGTAGTGTAATCACCACGAACTTTGCCTTGCGCTCTACTTTTAACAATACCTGTTTGAATTTCGCTTACATCCCAGGCTGGCCAGCCAGCGCCACCCCTACTTCTAGGATTAGTGGCTGGAGTTTTGCGCCAGCCACGCATCGGAGTTCCATAAGCAGGATTTGTGAATTGAACAACTAGATTATCTGCTGATCTTTCAGCCCTGTTTAATTCATCATTAATTACTTTATTAAATTTCCTAGCCGCTGCTTTATCAAACTCTTTTAACGCATCAATTGTTTCTTTGATACCTGTTAAAACGATAACTTCATCGGCCATATTTATTCGCCTTCGCTCTTTCCTTTAGATAAGCAAACATTGCTTCTAAGACACCATCAGGGGCATCTATTAAATCAATAGGAGAAATAGATAACTCCACCGAGGCCGTTGCAATTGCGAAGGTTAGGCTATCTCGGTGGATTCTAAATTTGGGTCTGAAACCATTTCAACTGATTCCAAAGTATCTAAAAATTCAGGGCCAAAAGGTTTTACAACTCGGCCATTATCTCTTAGAGATTGCCAGGCCAAAAAGTAGATATGCTCCATTTTTTGATCCTCTGCAAATAATTTTGCCAATCCTTTACCAAACTTCTGCTCAAAAGCAACGATGGTGCGAGGCCGTAATACATAAGTTGCATCTACACCATCATTGGTTTTGATCTTTAGTGATAGTCCATCCATTTTATTTCCCCCTAGTTAGTTATGATGTTGCTTTTGTTATTGCACCTGACACTGGCCAGGTAACACTTGCTGTTGCTAGTTCACCAACGGCACCTGATAGTGGTTGCCATTCTGAAACTAATGCGTTAAATGAATATGATGGATTTGTTGCGGTAGTACTGCCTGCCACTGGCTTAATTACCATTGCAGCAGAAGTTCCAATTGTAGGGTAAATAATTGATTCAAGAAGTCCAGAACCAAAATCCTGGAAAAATTCAATCGTTACCTGATTATCGGCTAATCCTGCAACTCTAGTGCGTGCAGTATTTCCAAAAGATGTTGTATCGACAACATCTAGTGAGGTGCTTAAAGTTATTGAACTTACATAACTTGAAACATCAGTACTTGCAAAAGTAACTGAAGCGTTAGTTAATACGATTCTTGCCATTATGCAACCGCCTTAGTTATTGCGCCAGAGATTGGCCAAGTAACAGATGCGGTGGCTAATTCGCCAACTGCGCCTGATAGTGGTTGCCATTCTACTACTGCCGCAGAGCATGTATAGGAAGGGTTGGTTGCGCTAACTGCTGATGAAGTTGGTTTTACAACAACTGTTGTATTAGTTCCAATTAGTGGGAAAATTGTTGCTTCTACACTTGATGTTGCAAAATCTTGATGAAACTCAAGAGTTAGGGAATTATCAGACAAACCAGCAACGCGAGTTCTTGCCGCAGTTGATGAAAACCCTGTTGTTTCTACGACATCATTAGATGTGCTTAAAGTTACACTTGCGATATGATCAGATAAATCAACTGCATTTATCGTGATCTGCGCATTTGTTAATACGATTCTTGCCATTATTTGTCGGCTCCTTCTTGGATTGCTGGTTTGGTTGTTCCCCCACTTGCCTTAATGTGATCGCCAGCAATCAGTGCTTCGATGTTGGCTCCTGCATTAAGCAATTCTTTTTCGGTGATTGTATCACCTTTGATTTTGTTACAAACTTTTAATTCTGAAGTAATTATGTAAGACATTTTTTCTCCTTATCCATAAAGTGTTACGCGGTATCTATAAGATAGAAATAAAGCGCCAGCAGATTCATAAGTGCCACCTTCAGCGCTAATAACCCTAAGTGTGTTTACTGCTCCACCTAAAGTTCTATCACCTTCAATTGCAGTTTTTATTGAGCCAGCACCTGTTCCTGCTAGAAAAGCATCTAACTTATCCTGAGCAACTCTTTCTGATAGGCGTTGAACAATCACCAACACATCGCAATTTGCTTGGTCTAAACCTCGCGCATTGTTTAAATCGAAGGTGAAATCTAATTGACCAACAATCGCTGCTGGTGGGCTAACAGTGTCTGGAATTAAATCATAAACTCTAAGCCCAGTAATTGTTTGAAGGCGAGTTTTTAAACCATCTCTAACATTGCTTGGGATCACTTAGCCAAGCCGCCGTTCTTGCGGAATGGGCGAAGTAGAACTTCAACATCAGCATCCAAGCGAGAATACAATCTAACAGTTCCCATCTCAGGGCTACCTGCAATTCCAAATGGTGATTGCCTGCGACCAAATAAGCGTGATGATTGAATGAGAGTTGCCATATTAACTTCGGCTGGTACTGCGGTGAATCCCCAAACACCTTTTACTCTTACTGCTTGAGGTAGTTGATATGGGAAAATATAACTGCCTATTGCTAATAATCTATTATATGGAAAACCTTTAATTGGATTATTAATTGGCTCAACCATAAAATCAGTGGTAGTAAAAACTGTTCCGTAAGTAAAATCAAAGTTATCATCAGTAGCAATTTCACTAACAGTAGTTATATCATCAACATTAATTGTATAAGGATCAAGGGCGGTGTAATAGCGGGTAACTGGTGAACCCACGCTGCCATTAACATAAAAGAAACGCTCAGTATAATCATCAATCATTCGACTTGCGGCAGTAATCGCCGCCTCTAAAGCAGTATCATCTACTGAATCAGTAATATTTAATGAGGCTTTTAATTCAGCCAATGTGCAGTAGCCGTTAGTTATTGCCACGCTTTATCCTTCTTTCCGCTTTAGGTAAAATCGCTCTTTCAAGTTGCGGCTGGGCAGTAGCCGTTTCTTTAGGTTTAGTTCTTTTCTTAAAAATCTTTTTTAATTTTTCCATAATTTATGGTGCCTATCATCTAGCCAGTATGATTTTTGATGAGGCAAAATTGCCCCTGTATGCACATATATTGGAAATCCAAGGGAACGAATGCGACGGCTGAAAAGTAAATCCTCGCCTATCCATTCGCCATTTACTGGGCCATCCCAAAACCAACACCAATTTTTACCCATACTAGGATCGGCTGTTTCACGCATCTTTTCAAGAACGCTGCGGTGAATTAAAAGGCAACCTGTACCTGCGGCATCTATTTCAAAAACTTTGTTCTCATCATATTTATAGAGAGGTAAGAATCCCTCTGGTGCATCTTGGAATATTGCTGGAACTGGTTTTGGATATTCACTCTTGCCATCATTAAAAGCAGCAAATACCAATCCTGCTACAACTGGCCGTTCTAAATCGTGGGCTGTATCAATCAACTTATCAAAAGTTGCAACACCTAGTTGCTGATCGCTGTCCACCATCAAAAGCCAATCAGATTTTGTACTATCCAAAAATTGTTTAACTATTTGATTACGAATCTTAGAAAGTAATCCTGAACCTTTAACTCTTACAAATGGCCCTAATCTTGATGATCTTGATTGGGCTAATTGAATTAATGTGTAGGCAAACGATCCATTTACTTGGCCTGAATCGCAAGAACCTATTGTTACTTTATGTGCGCTTTTCATAGTTCCCCCGAACTACTTAGGAGTTTAGGTGGCTTAATCGGGGGAGGTTAAGCCACCTAAACAGTTCTTAATTACCTTCTAATTTAGAAGGATGGTGCTGCTAAACCAGTTCCGCTAATGATTGATGCGGCTAATGGATAGCGTTCTGCGGTGAAGGCTGCATAACCATAAACAACTGTTTTAACAGTTAGGTTACTTGCGCCTGTTGCCTCAAAACGAAGTGAGAATGGTGATCCTGGTTGCTCGAATAGGTGCATCTCGCGTGAATCAACCAAATAGATTTCATCTTGATCAGTGCTTAAAGTAGTTTGAACTGAAGCATCTGCAATAATTGGTAATCCAAGTAGTGAATAACCTGAGTTTCCATATTGTGCAGTGCCTGCTCCTGTTGCAACGGCGTTCATTGGGCCGTTTGCTGATGGAACTACTAATGGGCGATTTGAACCATCAACGCCTGCTAGCAAGAATGCTAGGCGGCGTGGGTGCATAATCCAATGTGTTGGAGTTGTAAATACATTGCTTTGAACTTTCTGCAACGCATCAGCCAACTTTGGATATAGAAGTGCAACAGTTGGAGTTGTTGCAGTGAAGGTGATTGCGTTTCCACCAGAGGCACGAATACCCTTGATAGTTCCGTTTGTTCCAGCACCATTGATAATCTGTGAGTTCAATGTTGTGTGCCATGAACGAATTAGATCGCCAACTACGAAGGAATCAATACCTGTTCCACGCTCAATTGCTTGGCGTGATAGGTCTTGCTGTCCAGCGATAGTGCGAACATTTACAGTTAGCAAAGTATCATCAGCATCGGTTTCAGAAACATCAGTTGCCTGAGTTTGTTGAATCGCTGTTGAAGTTCCAGTAGTCATACGGCTAATGTTTAAAGTCATTCCAGCCGCTGGTAGTGCGATCTTATTGGTTGCGAAGTCTGCTGTTGGGCGACCTGCGCGAGCCAATGGTGCAGCAAGATCAGTTAAGTATTGAGGAACTACTAAACCTTCAAAGTTTGCAGTTGTTCCATCACGACGCTCAACTTCTTCCTCGCGCATGTGGCGAGCAAGACGATCTGAAGCACTGAAATCTTGCTTGAATTGTGCATTAAAAGCATCTTTAATAAATGATGCTCCTGATTGAGCAGTATAGGTACGCTCCTCGCGGGTTACCTTTGCGCCACCAGACTTTGGCATTGCTACATCTGCAACTGCTGCACGAACTTCTGCAACCTTTGCATCTGCATCTGCCTGGGTCTTTAGGTTTTCAATCTTTGTATCTAGCGAGCGTGATTCTGCAACTAAAGCATCTACCTTAGTTGTTTCATCAGCAGTTAGATCGGTGCGATTCTCTGCGGCTACTGCCTCAAGAACTGCATCCATCTCTGCCTTCACTGCATCGCGGCGTTCAATTACTTTGTCTAAGTAAGACATTAATTTAACTCCTTGGTTGGTTGAATTTTGAGGTGGTGGCGATACCTTGCGCGGCGCTAAAGGGTGCGCAGTTCGCTCCGACTTCATCTGCTGTATTTTTACAACAGAAATTTATTTTGTATTATTGATTATTGCTTGGGCTAGGCGTAATGAAATCTTACGGCTTGCCTCATCTGATGGTTCTTTAAGAGGTGCGATACTTCTTAATTCACTTCTCTTATGCCCAACTAGAGTTTCAGTTGCTATATAACCATCGCGTAATTCTCTGTAAATTCTAA